CCCGTTGTCCCCGTTCCGGGCCAGCCGGTTGTTCCGCATGTTCACTTCTTCCAGAAGCAGCATGCCGTTCGTCGAAGCCATGAACGAGCCGTTCCGGTAACCGCTGGCTTTCTCCACGCTCATGTCGAGTTTTACCAGTGAGGTCAGCAGACCGAAGTTGAAGCCGATTGCGAACGCATCCTCGTGCCATACCAGCTCCTTGATTTTGGCTGCACCGATAATTTTCAGCGGGTCGTTCTCACCGAAGGCACGGGTCAGCTGCAACGAGTGGAGAACGTCCGCATCCACCACACCGCTGTCGGCCTGCACGCCGTTACTGGTAGACAGCTGCACACGGTATGGGATGGTCAGCCGGTACTGCATCGGCTTCAATTTGTATGCTTTGTCCAGCGATGCCGTACTCTGGTAGAACTGGGCACCCAACGTGGATACATAGCCATACTCCACCTGCTTCAGGTCGTACCGGCGTTGGATGAAGTAGTTCCGGTGCGCTTTCAATGAACCCTTCAAACCGTAAATCTGCGGATAGGTCTGTTTCGCGCCGTCCGCACCCACCGGCATCTCGTTCAAGAACGGGTAGATATATTTGAAGATACCGGACTTGTTGTACAGGCGCGAGCACCACTTCTTCATCTGTTCGGTGTCAAAATGGTCAACGGCCTTCTGGATGCTGAAGGCGCTCATGAAGCTGGTACCGCCGTTCACGCCCTTGGTCATCACTTCCTCCAGCAGATTGCCCATGTTGCCCAGTATCAGGTTCCACAGCCAGCTGTTGTGTCCCTGCATCACGTAGGCACCGTCGCGCTTCGTCTGCCGGTTGTCGTCATACTTCCCGGTCAGGAACGACTTGTTGTCCGAACCCAGCTGACAGTCCCCGTCGTAATAGGTTATCCACCACATCACGCCATCCCACGTCCGCACCAGCATGTTTTTCGCCAGCTGGTCAACGCCCAGGTTGAACTGCACATACAGGTAGTAGGCAGCCAGGTTGGGCAGGTTGAAATACTTCCCGGCTTCCTGCTTGAAGGTCGGGCTTGTCCATTTGGCCGTCGGGAACTTGTTTCCGTCATCCTCATAGTCCACCCCGTCAAACGTGTGCGATTCCTTGTTATAGGTCAGATTCTTGCCGGCAGGAGTTTCCTTCACGCATCTGTACAGGAAGCTCATCATGCGGTCAAGGGCCTTGTACATCTTGTCGTACTTGTCACCGGTGTCCAGGTGTTCCTTGATGTTCGGTTCTTCTTCGGCATCACCTCCGCCATCGTTCCAGAACACGTCTTTCGGATGGTTGAACTCGAAACCGCCGTCAAAGTTGAAATCCATGAAGTCCGTATGGTCGGGCTCCGTGGACGGCAGCCAGCGGAACAGGCACAGGTCATTCGAGTTGTTCAGCGTCTCGATGCAGATGGGCAGGTATTCCTTCGGCCGGTCGCCGGTTGCCTGCAGGTAGTTCAGGGTGTCGCCGGTTCCCCACTGCTCGCCGCCGATAGTCTTGTCCTGGCCGAATATCGGGTAGCTGTCGCTCTTCTCGTTGTTCATGTTGTACTGGCCGTAATAGGTCAGATCCTCATCCACGCTCCTGGCCACAAACAGGTCACAGGGCAAGCCGTCAATGGCCGAGCGTATATCCTGCCCGCACGTATCGCTATGGTCGGCTGCATATTGCTGGGCCGGGGTCAGGATACCCATCTCCTTCATGCCGTCGTTGATGAACTTCGCGCCACCGGTGTTGGTCGTCATGGAGGAGTCGGAAAAGTCACATTTCGCACAGGCAAGTTTCGCGCCCACCGAGTTGCCCCGCAGCCGGAACAGGTTCTTCTTGCCCTCCGTGGCTGTCGGGTTGCTCTGCTGCCCGTTGCCGTCTATCTCGCCGTAGCTCATCCGTGCCGTGTAGCCACTGGCTGTCTTCTGGAAATAGAAGCGCAGGTTCTTGCGGGCATAGTTCACCGAGCTGGTTCCCTGAATGCGCAGATATATGTCACGGGCTATCCAGTCCAGCGCCCGGTTCTCGCCGTTGTAGAATCTCACTTCCCGGCACAGCTTGTTGGCCTTCTTGTTATTCAGCTGGGCCAGCGCATCCATCACGTTCAGCGTGTCGCTCTCGCTCGGCACCTCACTGCCCACGCTGCCCGTACCTATCAGTACCAGGATCGAGTTCCGGCGCTTCTTCATCAGTCCCATCAGCTTCTCCATGCTCACCGTGTCCCCCTCGTTCAGCACGCGGTTGTCCTCATCCAGCGAGCGCACGCCCGGTTCCCCGTCGGCATCTTCCAGGTGGTTGCGGTCCACGATGTAGTTGTTCAGCACCTCGTCCGAGGTCAGCGCCTTGTTGTAGATGCGCACGCTCTTCACGTTCAGGTCGGCACCCGTTGACTTGAACTCCAGCTGGCTCTGGATGTTGAAGTTCACCTTGTCCAGCCACTTCGAGGCGGCACTTTCCTCACCGTTGACATAGAAGCCGATCAGCGTGCGCTGTTCGTTCGTCTGCACGTTCGGGTAGAACACATAGGTAATGCGGATGTTCGTGCCCGGCTGGAACTTCGTACCCACCGAGTCCTCATAGCGCAGCACCTGTCCGGCATCCATCGCCTCGGTCACCACACCGGTCAGGAACTTGGCCTCTTCCGGGGTCACAATCAGCCCGTACCGGTTGCCGTTGTCCAGCTGCCCCAGGCAGGTGATCAGCTCCGCATTCGTGTCCGTCACGTTGGCCGTGCTGTATTCTATCTCAAGTGTCATGCCCACATCACGAATAGCAAAGCCTTCGGGTTTGTCCGCCTCGTTGAAGGGGCGGTACCCACCGTCAGCGGTCAGGGTCATACCTGCACCACCGGCCAGCAGCAGGCGGTCCTTGTGCCAGCCGCTACCGGCACCGTATTCGTTCACGCTCCACAGCACGTCCCGGAACTCCATGCGCTTGTCACCGCTCACCCAGCTTGCCGGGTTGTTTTCCGTGTTGCTTCGCCCGAAGGCGTCAAACGTACACACGGCATCCGGGGCCAGGGTGGCTTCAATGTCGGGGTGCGATGCGGTGTTCACCTGCACCTCAAGCACGGCATCACCGCACGACACGCGGTAGTCCAGCGGTTCCACGTTCACGTTGGTCCGTCCGTAGCTGCCGGTCTCACCGCGTTGCAGCAGGTCTTCCTTCACCACGCTGCCCCGGTCGGTCACTTTCACACGGGCCGTGTACGCATCGCGGTCATAGCCGGCATACGTGAAGTTCCATGCCGTAAACTGTTCCGCCTCCAGTACCGGGCGTTTCCAGTCGCTCTGGAACCCTGCCGCCCGGTGGCTGAACATCAGGCCGGCATAGGCAGTCACCCCGCCGCCTGCCTTCAGTAGCGTAATGTAATGCACCCGGCTCACCACACCGGAGTTCTCATGCTGCGCATAGGCTTCCACCACGTTCGTACCTTCCTGCATCTGCGTCAGGGGGATGGTCACGTTCTTCTGCTGCACCCCGCTGCCGGCAGAAAGACCGAGGGTAAAAGTCTGGCTGCCGTTCACACGGTAGTAGATGTTCTTCTCGCCGCTCGTACCCTTGGCCGTAAAGGGGATGTTCACGTCGTTCCGGTATCCGCCGTCGGCCAGCCCGTTGCCCACCGAGTAGGTCGTCTCCAGCGTCATGGCCACCATGGTCACCTTGGCCGTGGCTGTCTTCATTAGCGTGCCGCCCTGGTAGGTAGCCTGCGCCTCCACCTGCACGGTATAGGCGGTGGCATCCTTCAGGTAGGGCGATGCGTCAAAGGTGTAGCTCTGTCCGGCTGTCACACCCACAAATTCCGCATCCTGAAACTCACTGATCACGGTCGAACCGCGCTTCACAATCACGCGGGCTTTCAGGTCGCTGTAGCCGTCCACCGTACCGCCACCGGCAGTACCCACACCCACGGAGTATTTCACCACAAAGCCGCTGCCCAGTGCCAGATACTGCGAGGCGGGAAGTCCCGCACCGCCGCTGTCCGTCAGGTCGATGTTCACCACCACCTTGTCGTCATCCGTGTACTTGGAAAAGCGCACTTCCTTCGAGCTCTCGCCGCCCTGGTTGTCCTTCTGCTTGACGGTCATCACGTACTGGGTGCCGTCCTCGCTGTCCTGCACATCCACGTCCGTCACCGTACCCACCATCGCATCGAACACCGTTCCGGATGTAGGAGGTTTCGTCTCGCCGCTCACCAGTTCCTCGGTAGGGGTACGGTTTGACAGTTCCTTCTTCAGGAACGCTTCGATGTCATCGCCTGCATAGGCATGATAGGTGCCGTCCGGCTGTTTCTGGTTCCACGGTGTTTCAAGATTCATCGGATGTTCAGTCGCATTGATGATTCCGCTTATTTTCCTTTTTGCCATAATACTGTCCTTTTATAATAATCATTCATTTATCAGTTTTACTGCTACCGTTCCATGCGTCCGACCCGTTCCACGGCTCGTCGCCTTTCCAGTATCCAAGTCCGATACAGCTGCTGATTGCGGACCATACCAGCCTTGCCCCGGCATAGACAGCCGACAGGGCACGTTTTCCCACATACGCAGCCGTTATTTCCTTACCGCCTATGGTTATCATCGTCACTCCTCCTCATATATCAGATACAGCGTATTCGCATCCTTGTCCTGCAGTGCCTCGTAAGCTTCCCCGCTCATCACCTCATGCCGGTAGGCCAGCAGTCTCAGGCTGCCTCCCGTTCCGGTATATACGGCATCGCCCAGCAGGTAGAGCTTGTCCGGCAGGATGGCTGTCCGGTCAGCATTCATGAACATGCCGGCAGGGGGTACTCCCGCCACGTCCCAGTCCCCGTACAGGGTGGAGTCCATGTGGTAGGCAAATTTCCCGGCACCGGCCACATACACCACGCTGCCGCCCGGCTTGGTACACTTGTCAGGTAAAACGTTCCCGGTCTCCATCCATGAGGAAAAGCGTGCAGTAGCCCCGCCGACGGCTGCTGCCGTAGTCTGTTCCACCTTGGAAGCGGCATTTTCTGCCTTGGCTGCCGCTTCGTTGGCCTTGGTGGCCGCTTCCGTGGCGGCCTGGGTCTTTTCCTCCAGTCCGGCTACGGCTCCTTCCGCTTTCTTGGCGGCAGCCTCGGCACGGGCGGCAGCATCGCTCGCAGGCTTCCCTATCAGTTCCAGGGGGACGTTCACCATCTTTCCGTCCTTCTCGCCGGGCAGTGATTTCACACCGCTCAGCGATGTGACGGTTTCCAGATCCTCCACACCGGTAGAGGACTGGAGCACACGGTCCAGCACTTCCTGAACCAGTTCTTCTTGCGTCATTTCTGCCATAAATCTATTCATCTATCAATTTTACGATCTGTGAATAACATCCTGGGGTTAGCCCGATTACAGACTCTTTTATAAGTATAGCATCCTCAGCACTGATGGATAAATCCCCGTTTGCCTGTATGAGACGCATGCACAATTCATACGAATGGATTTTACGGCTGCTATCCTTATTAGAATCACCGGATGATCGAGCACCTTCCCCATTAAAAAGGCATTGGGCTATAATATCTGTCATTAGCTGGACTTTTCCACCGACTATGAGGTCATTCCCCCTATAATCCTTAAACGTCTTGTTAAAATTCACCTTCATAACTATTCATTTTTATGACACGTTAATGATAATTCCATTCTGTACTTCTACTGTTTTTCCTTTGAATCGCCCAGACCAGCCATTTTGAGGAAGCATTTTATCAGCTTGTACCACACCTCCACTCACCAGAATGTTTCCGGAATGCACCAACACATCGCCATCGAAATATCCTGCTGAAAATGTAAATTTGTCAGGGTAAGTAGGCTTATCATGGCAACTTCCATAAATACCGGCTCCACCAAATGGAGCAATACCCATGATTGCATTGCTAAAATTGTTTGCCTTGGCATATATGCAGGTATCTCCGGTCCAATAGCCGTCATACCCCAATCGAATTTCAGCATCCCCGTTGCTCCAAAGCATGCAATTCCTTTCAACTGTAAATGTTCCTACCTTTCCTCCGTCTTCAACAAATATTTTTCCATATACAGATGCATTCCGGCATTCCATGCTGCCGTCTTCCAGTATTTTGAAGTTTCCATTAGCCGTTACCAATCCCTCCAACTGTATATGGTCGGCAGTCAGTTTGATTTTGCTCACGGTATTTCCATACTCATCCTCTTCCTCCACGCTTACCCCGATAAGGGCAATCTTTCCTGTATTGTCCTGCGCATACAGACCGGAACCTTCAGGCTTTATAACAAGGCCTGTTTCTTTTAGCGCATTACCATCTTTATCAAAGACCGCTGCCGAAATCTTGACCAGCCGGTCGCTCTGTTCGAACAGTGTACGGTACTTATAGGCCAGTGCGTCTGCCTTGTTGGTAGAGAATACCAGCAGCGAAATGTAAATCACGCCCGTAAACGACAGCTTGAAGTCTCCCGTACCGTTCCAAAGACCGTCCAGCGTGAACATCTTCTCGCCGCCCACGGGCAGGTCTTCTTCATGGCCGAACAGGTTGAAGTTCTCAAATCCGGTCTTGTCAGCGTTCACAAATTCGATTTTCAGCCTTCCGGCTTTGATAACTCGGTAACTGAACGACAGATACACCACGCCAGGCACCCGTTCACCCTGGCTGTTCGTCTGCCGGTACTCCGGTACCAGCCGGAAGTCCTCCAGTTTCTGCATGATATAACTGTTCCGGATATAGGCATAAGGCACCTTGCCGTCAGTTCGTATCTCGGCATGTCCGTCCGGCTTCGTTCCGTAAGGACCGCCGTTCGCCCAAATCCAGCGTCCGCCCAGCGTGAACAGCGTAGCCTTGCTGCCCGTCTTCCATTTGTCCATGCCGTCTGCAAAACTGCTGTTGTCCAGATAGCTCTGTTCTTCGCGTATCTCCTTGCGCAAGCTTTCTACAGCCGAATGGATTTTCCCCTCGGTTATCTCAAACCGCGTCAGGATGTCCTCGCCCGTCATCAGCACGAACGTACCCTTCAGCCACACGTTGTCAGCATACAGGCCGTTTCCCTTCGGTTGGTTGTCTGCCGGGAAGGCGCTGCTCCTGATGCCGTCCAGCTTGCCCAGCCGGCATCGCAGGCAGCCGTTGAAGTTCTTGGCCTTCACCCCATCCAGGATGTCGATACGGGGCTGTCCGTCCTCCGTGGCCGCAATGGATATAAGGTTCTGCCGGAGCGGGTTTTCCGTGTTGCCCATCAGCACGCATTCATCGCCTGCCTCCGGCTTCACCCCGCCAAACTCGCTCACCGGAACCATCACCCCGCCGGCTATCACCGAGGCCACCTCCACCCAGTAGGATTTCAGCTTTGCCCCGCCTGTAACGGCACAGCGCATCAGGTCATGGGCCACAAAGCCCGATTCCTGCTCAAACACGATGCGGTAGTTGTCGCCCTGCTTCACCACGTCCTTGATCTTGCCGTTGGCAGCGGACACCACCAGCTGGCCGCACACGCTGCGCACCTTCTCGATCAGCAGTTCCAGCGCCACCAGGCTTTGCCGGGCAGTCACTTTGTCCACCGTCAGGTTCGTCAGTCCGGTCAGCTGGTCAATCCACAGCTGCCAGCCCTCACCGGTCAGCCCGTCCACAAACTCCGTGCTGCGAAGCAGTTCGCGGATCACGGCAGTCAGGTACTCGGCATTGCCCTCACCGTCCACGCTGCCGCAGGGTTTGCCGCCGGCAACCTCGCCAAAGCTCACACCCTTCAGAAAGCGGATAGGCTCCTTGGCCGTATCCGGCTTGCTCTTGTTCAGGAACTCTTTCCGGCTGCGCCTGGCGGAAAACAGGTTGTTGTCCGTGGGCAGCGTCTTGTCCCAGCTTCGTATGATGTCCGGAAGGGCAGCGCCTTCCGTCTTTGATTTCGTATAGCTTTTCAGCGCACCGATGCTGTCCGTCACCTTGTCAAACTTGCCCACCTGCAGCGCATCGCTTATCTCGATGTCCATCTGCCCGGGTTCGTTCACCTTGCGGCTGATTTTGGTGATACGGCTCTGACGGTAGCCTTTTTCCGGGAAATACTTCCGGCTCTCCAGCTTCACCCGTCTGCCCACAAACAGGTCGATGCCGTGCTCCTCGATGTATACCGGGTCTGTCGGGGCTTTGTAGGCGGCAATGTCCAGCCAGTGGTCCCGGTTGTACTCCTCAACCGCTGCCGCAAATTCCTCTTCGGCCATCCGGTAATATTCATCCGGCATCCGGATATTCCAAAGGATATAGGTGTCGCCTGCTCGGGGCACCAGCCTGCCGCCCGGCAGCTGGGTGTCGTCATCGTAGGGCCAGATGGTAATCAGTTCAAATTCCCTCGCCGCGCTGTCGTAGTTCACCTCAAAGTAGTGGTCATCGCTCTCTCCCAGTCCGGCAAGGTCGCCCGTCTGGAACGACACGCGTTTCGTCTCACCGGCCAGTTCGTACAGGTTGGGGTCAAAGTCCAGTTCACCGTCACGGAAGTAATAGACGGTGAATTTCTTCCCCTCATCGTCCGTTACCTCCTCGCTGCGTACCGAACTCACCGTACCCACCCGGTGGGGGTAGATACCGCTGAAGGATTCCTGCTCGTAATGGTCATAGATGCCGTATTCATCCACGCCCTGCTCGATGTACTTCTTTCCGCCGGGGAGCATCAATCTCGGGCTGCCGTATTTCTCCGCATCGATGTTGCGGGTCGAGCCTACCGGGAACAGGCGCGTATAGAATTTGGCCGTGTTGCTCGTATCTCTTTCCAGGGAGGTCAGCCCCTTGCCGTAGCCAAGGGTGATTTCTTCCCCGTGTTCGCAGCGGCACACGTTCACAGTCTGCCCCTCAACCCACCATTCCACCTTGCCGCCGGCCTTTTCCGCGATGGCTTTCAGCGCTTCGTCGCAGTACATCCCCTCGTAGTCTATCGTGATCAGCTCCGTACCTTCCACCGTACCCACTTTCCAGTCGGTAATGTGGCCCATGCCGTCATTGATAGCCTTCACCACCATGGCCACATGCTCGCGGGGCGTGGCCGTCAGGGTAAACAGGGGGTTGGTGTCCCCGTCCGTCGTCTCCAGCACCAGGAACCGCTTGATCAGGCTCTCCACGCCGTACAGCTTCAGGTTATACTCCCATTCACCCTCGCTCACCTGTTTCGGCGTGTAGCGTTCCGTCAGCCGGTACCGTTCGCCCAGATAGTCCGTGTAGTCGTTCACGTCCAGGGGCACGAAGGCATAATAGCTGAACGACAGGGAAAGCACATTCTCTCCCTGCACCTCCTTGCTTTGCGTCGAGCTGTCGTTCACGGCCACATCCGCACGCTTGTTCCCGGCTTTGTCATATATCGTTAGAAGCATATTCCAATAGTGTTTGAATGGTTATATAATCGGTTTCGGTTCCCGGAACTTTACCCGAAATTTCCCGGCATGCACACCTTCTGTCCACAGATAGGTCAGCGGGGTGAATTTCGTGCAGTCGGCATACTTCACATGCAGCTGCAGGTCCAGCTGGGGGAAACGGATGTCCAGCCAGCCGTCTTTTCCCTGCTTCAGGAAATTCACAAAGGCAAAGTACTTCTTCATCCAGCCGGCCTGTGTCTTGTTGTACAGGGCGAAATGAAGTGTCACATCCCGCGCTTCATTCCGTGGGGTGAGCACAGTACTGTATTTTTCCCCATGCTCTTCCCGTATATCCACGGCAGTATCCTTCTTGGCCTTGCTCGGGGTCAGGATGGCCGTCAGGTTCTCCATGCCGCCGCGCCGGTCTTCCACCAGGAACACGCCGTATTCCGTCCAGATGTCCGTGCCGTTCACCAGCACCAGTCCGCTCAGTATATTGCCCATATCACTTCACTTTTAGTCCGTCACGTATCATTTTCTTTATCACTTCCTTCAGTTCGCCCAGGTGTCCGGCGCTCACACCGGTGTTCTCGGCTATCCGGGCCAGATGCCCTTCGGCCGTGTCCATCTTTTCCGCCACACTTTCCAGCCGGTCGTCCATGCTGCTCCAGTGCTGCAGCCCGCTGGTAAACATGCCCTCCAGCTTCGTCCCCTGGTCCTGCGTCATGGCCGTGAAGCCGCCCGCTTTCGCACTCTGGCTGGTACCGCCGGCTTCGGTCTTGTCGTAGCCCGTGGCTGCCGCCAGGTTGTCACGCAGGGCAAGGGCTTCGTCCACATACTGCATGTACTCTTCAGTCAGCGCATTCCGTTCCGCCTCGGTCAGTTCGTTGTCCTCCATCGCCTTGCCGAACTTCTCCCACCAGCCTTTCAGTTTTTCGCTGTACAGTTCACCGATCTTGTTGCTCAGCATCGCCCGCATGAAGTACTCGGATATATCCTCCGCCGCATCCTTCGCGCCATACTTCATGTTCATCAGGTTGTCGATGAAGCTGCTGTACATACCGTCGAATGAAATGCCCGTCAGCCCTTCATACAGCTGGTCGGTCAGTTCCTCCAGCTTGCCGGCCTGCGCTATGTAGTCATCCAGCTTCTCGGTCAGTCGCCCGCCGTAACCGCCCTTGCCGGTGTTCTGGATTTGCGTCCACATGTCCACATTCGAACGCAGCGCTTTCATCTCCTCCGGGCTCAGGCTCCACAGGTTCCCGTCCCACTGGCGGCCAATCTGTCCGCTCAGTTTGTCTATCTGTACTTGGTTGAAACCACCCCAGTAGTAGTTCCAGCTGTGGTGACTTCCGCTGTAGCGTGCCTGTTCCTTCGCTATCTGCAGATAGTTTGCATTCGTTTCTTTCTGGTATTTGTAAGCATCCCGGTAAGCTTCCACCGATTTAGTCCCCTTGCTCGCCTTGATGGTATCGGTCAGGTCCTCGATGGAGGTCTGCAGTTTCTCGTTCTGGTCTGTAAGACGGTCTATAGCCGCCTGCACTTCCTTGGCGTTCCCGCCGATGCCGAACAGTTTGTTGAAACCTCCGAAAGACACCGTGTTCAGCAGTCCTCCGATACCTTTCACAAGGGAACCGCCTATCTGTTTGAACAGGTCCCCGCTGAGGATATTGTCGAGTATTCCGGTTATCGCATTGAAAATGGTGTCTATCAATGATGAAATAATCGGGCCAATACCGTCTTTCAGCAAATCCAGTATGGAGAGAATGGCCGATATGATCTGCCCGATGACTCCGGCACTTGACAGGGTCTCGGACATCTGACTGATAGCATCACCGACCTTGCCTCCGATATTCAGTTTTGAAAGACCGGTAAGCATGTTCTGGATTCCTTCAAATGATCCCTGCAAGGTTCCGCTCGCAAAGCCGTGCAACCCGTCGGATACCATGTTCAACCCGTCAACCGTGTCCTGGGAGGCACTTTTCACCTCCCCGGCAAGCGCCTTCATTTCAGAGGTGGCGTTCAGGTATTCTTCGTCAGCTGAAGCGCTGGACGATTGGGCCATTTGAAGAGCGATTTTGGTACGTTCTATTTCTGCCTGGTTACCGCTTTCAAGAGCCTTGTTGTAATCGGTCTGCGCTGCTTTTAACCGGGCGAATGCCGCTTCCTGCTGCAGTTCCGCATTTTGCACGCGTGTTACGGCATCCCCCAAAGCGTGCATCTGCGTTTGCAGCCGGGCAAAATCCAATGTGCCGTTGCCACCGGGGAGCATGCTTTGAATACGTTCAATGGCATCGTAAACAACCTGCTGGTCCGCTGCTCCTGATTTTTTGAACTCATCCGTCTTGACATACTGCTTAAGTTCGCCAAGCAGGTTCTTCATCTGGTCTGCAAGCAGACCGGTCAAATCCCCGAACGCTGCTCCCCAGTCTATCTTCTGGGTAAGGGCTTCCATGTCCACTTTGTGCACAGCCGCATCACGCTGCTTCTCCAAAGTCAGCCTTTCTCCCTGGGACTGTGCCTTGCGGATTTTCTCGGCATATTCTTCAGCGATGGCCAGTTTCTGCTGCTGGAAGGTACCGTATTCCTTCAGATAGTCACGCATGGCTTCCGCCTCTTCCCTGTACACGTCCGTCTCCGCTTTTTTCCGGGACTCGGTGTTTGAGGCACGGGCTTTTTCAAGTGCATCCTGTTGCTCACGGGTAAGTCCGTTATCTCCGGTGGATATGCCGGCTTCCTTGTTCTCACGCTTCCAGTCGGCTTCCTGCCGGTTAATTTCTTCTTTTCTCGCGTTATAGTCATATTCGATTTGTGCCAGTTTCTTTTCGGTACCGGCTTGCATGCGGTCTATCTCTTCCTTCCGGTTCTCGGCCTGCAGGGCGGCAAGATCCTTCGCCAGCCTGCGCTCTGTGGCCAGCCGTTGCTTGGCTTCCGCTTCCGGATTCTTCCCGGACTGTTCGGGGTCGGTATGTCCGCCGATATTTCCTTTTTTGGCGGCTTCTGCGGCTTTCCTTACCTCTTCCTCCGCTTTTTTCAGATAACCGTCGCGTTTGTTTTCGGCATTTTTCAACAGTATGTCATAAGCTTCCTGATCATGTTTCTTAATGGCAGCCTGTGCGTCATAGAACTGCCCGGATTCTGCCATGCTTGACTGTATGATATATTGTCCCCATTTCCCGAAAAAACCCATGGCGCTTTCCGCCTCTTCCGGTTTCTGCGCCTTGATTTTATTCACCTCTTCATCGGCTTCTGCAGCTTTTTTTACAAGGTTCTGGACATTGGCCTGGTGCAGCAGAACCTGTACATAGTCCTCGCTCTTTTGGATAAGGGTATCATACCATTCGGAAAGTGTTTTATAATACCCGAAAGATTCCCCGTACTTGCGGTTCAGTTCCTCTACCTTCGCCTTTTCCTGTTCCTTGCTGCCGGTGAAGTTCTTTATTTCATCGATGACCGATTTCAGTTCGAAGCGGGTACGCACCATCTGGGCACGGCCGTCCTTCTCTATCTCGGTCATTTCCTTGACTGATATGTTGAATTCATCCACGCCTTTTTTGGCACTGAACAGGTTTTTCGTCCAATCCCAGATTTCATCACCGTACATTACCAGCAGCATGATGCCGGTGGTCATGGCCGTCTGCCAGGAAAAGAGCGAGGACAGGACCTGTTTCCATACCGGTGTGCCTTTCTTGCCTGACTTCTGCAGCTCATCATATTCCTTACGGGCACGGGCCAGTTCGTCCGTAAAAATCGGCAGGTTGTTGGATATGGCCAGAAAGAACATCTGCGGTCCCATGGCCAAAGAAGGCATTTCACGGGCCATCTGCTGGATGCTGTTGTGAAGCCCGTTGAACTGGCGCTGTGCATTGGGCATGTCTGCAGGGGTGACCTGCACGGATTCCGATTCCTCCTGCAGCAGTTTCAGTTTGCCGCGCAATTCCTCAAGCTGCTTCTCCAGTGCATGGATCTGCGCGATATTGGCACTCTGGTCCAGATTGGGGGCAGCCGTCTCCCCGGCAAGGCGCAGCCTTTCCAGTTCAGCCTCCAGCAGCCTGACGGTATTACGCAGTTCCAGCGCCTCACGTTCGGCCTTGTTCATGCCGGGCGTGAGTTTGTCCTTCATCAAAAATTCAACTTCTACAGGTTTGCTCATTCCAGTTTGCTTTGAAAAAATCCTACTATATCGTTCGCTTCATCCTCGGCGCTGTGTTCCGGGCTGGGAGCACCGTTTCCGCCCGAAGTACCCGACTTCTTGCGCTTGTAGCGGGGCGCGTCGCTCAGCATCATGATCAGCGTCTGGTAATTCACCCCATCAAGGATGTAATCCACGCTCCAGCCGGTCGCCGATGCAATCTGCCACACGAAGCCGAAAGGGCTATGGGAACCTTCATACCAGGTTCTTAACTCCCCTTCCTTGCCTGGCTCAGTCTCGGAGTCATCGGGTTCGCCCGCGCTGTCGAGCTGATAATACGCATAAAATCCTTCGTGCCCATCAGACGCTCGAATGTTCGGAACATGGCCGTCAGATAACGCCACTCCACAAAGTTCCGCAGTACCCACGCTGTCACCCCGATGCCCACGTGCCGCGACACGTAGCCCCGGCATACCGTATAGGCCAGCAGACGGCTCACAGCCTTGCCATGTTCCGCTACAAAGGCCAGTTCCTCGGTCTTGTCCTTCGGCTGCCAGCCGGGCGCAACGCCCATCTTCAGGTATTCCCGCGCCAGCAGAATCTGACCCCGCAGCCTCGGACGCTTCATCGTCACACGCATCTCCACCGGGCGTTTCAGCCACGGAAGCTTCCACCTTTTAAGAGGTACGGACACGCCGCTGTCAAGCAGCGCGTCCGCACACTCCATCTCTATCAGTTGTTCCAAACGGTCAGCCATACGTTAGCCCTCCTCACTTTGGAGCGATGCTGCAGCCGCGGCTTCCGCCGGCGGCAGCTTGTACTGCCCCCACTCGTCCGGTATTGCTTCCGTATCGAACACGCCGTAAGGCTGCGAACCGTCCTCCGGCATCGCCACTTCGAGCGTAACCTCTATCTTGGAGGTTTCTGTAAGGGTCAGCTTGCCTGCAGGATTGGAAAGCAGCGTGGCGTTGGGAATCAGTACGCTCTGTCCGGACACGAGGGAGAGTTCCCATGGTCCCTGCATGACAAGCACCTCCGACGGGGCTGTCCAGCCGATCGGAGTTTTCTTTTCCGAGTCTTCTTTCTTATAATGCAGGCTGCCGCCAAGCAGTTTGTGCAGGTTCGAATAGTTCATCTGGATCACATTGAACGTCGGGGCGATGCCGCCGTTACTCTGTGGGATGACCAGCACCGGGGCACCCTGCACCTGTTCGGCCTCGATCTTCGCGGCCTCGGGTTTCTTGCCGCCCAGGTCAAACGAGTTCTTTTCAATATACCCGATTGTGAAATCCTTATACTTTACGGCTCCTATGCCGTACATGAAATTCTTGTTCATCGTTTATAAAGTTTGATGGTTAATAACACACCGGCCAATAAGCCGGCCAATACACCTGTGATAAACGTCCGCATCCGGTTCGGAGGGCGTTTTTCTACTGTTTGAACGTCATTTGAAATTTCGCTCTTGGTTTCGCTACGGATGCGCGCCAGCTCTTCTTCATACCATAGCACCAGCTGCTGCAGACTGTCACACGAGGCTTCGGCCACGATGTTCCCGCTGTCGTCGCTGCCTACGGTCAGATTCGCCTGTCCGCTCTTGCCACGGTACACGGCACCTTCAGGAAGTTTACGGAGGCTGTCCGCAGGTATAGACAGCTTCACCGAACTCGCCGGTATACCCGCCATCACCAGTCCCGCCCGTCGGCTTCCGCTCGCGCTGTCGGTGCTTGCCGATTCCGTCTGTATCTTCTCCACCGTCGTGCTCTTCCTGCTGCTTGCGCAGCCCGCCAAGCACAGGACAGTCATCATGATGGCGGCAACTGTTGGCAGTGTCAATGGCCTTGCGCA